CGCCGCCGGGAGCAACATGATTAAATTAAATATTGTAACAAAATGACCGAATTCGAACGCGGCGCAAAGGTTCGCCGGATCAATACCCTGATGTCGGCCTGCCGCCTGATCCCCAATCGGGAGGACATCCTGGCGTTGTGGGATGCCCGCAGCTATGACGAACTTACCGACGATGAGATCGTCGCCCTGCAGGCATATATGGAGTTTGCCCACCGTGCCAAGACGACCCCGGCCTCTGACGCGATCCGGCGTCTCCGGTCGCAGGTCCTGGCACACCTGACGAAACTCGGGATGTACGCTTTGCCCGAGGATTGGACGAAGGTGAACCGTTTCCTGCTGCAGCGGCGGATATGCGGGCGTCTGCTCTATATGCTCGATGCGCAGGAACTGCAAGCACTGGTGCGCAAACTGCGGGCCATCGGAGACAAGAGGCCCGCCACGACCTCACGGCCTTCGGTTCAGGTGACGCCGATCTACATCATTCCGGGAGGCGGTCCGACCGTGGTGAACTGACATAAAAAAGCCCTGCAATATTGCTATCACAAGGCCGACCTGCTACAAAGATAGTCAATAATTGCGGAAAATGGCATACAACAACAAAAATCACATCCGAAAACGTGAGCATGCGGTGCGGATCACGAAGCAGTACTATGAACCCGGGCGGCAGGATAGGTGTCTGAAATGGGTGTGGAAAAAGTACATCTACGACCAGTTTCATGTCGAATATGCTGCCTATTTGTCCTGGCTCCGCAAAGAACGCGAACGCACGCAGCAGGACATCCGACAACCAACTCTGTTCGATTGATTTTATTCAGGGCTTTCGATCTGCTTCAGGTTGAAAGCCTTGTATTTTTCCAATTCACTCACAACCTCCGGATACTTTATTGGTAAACCGTCAATGAAACGATCAATGTCTTCTATTAAGTATTGCCGTCGCTTTAGGATAGCTGATTTCCGCACCAGTTGAGCGATGGCACTTTCCCAGTAGCGGCGGTAGTTTGAGGCGAGAGAACAGTATTTCTCACGGATCATCTCGTCAATATCCATTTTATCAGGGTGTTCAAGGTGTTCAAATTCCTGCGGGGTGATGGTTGTCCGCCAATTCGTCTCAAATTCGTTGATCCCTTTTTTTAGAATTGCAGAATAGTTGGACTGTCCGGATAGCCCTTTGAGTTCTTCAATGATATTACGAAGATTTTCCGCTTTCTTGAGTAGTGTGTGGTCCGAATTACACTCTTGAAACTCGCGCATAGAGGCAAGTGCAACGTGTACGGTCAGCCAATGATCCCGGGAACTGCTCGGATTACATTGAACTGCAGGGGTTATCGAAGTCGGAGTATGCTCTTTCGGTTTAGGGGTGTTGACAGGAGTTGTCAAGATTTTCCAAATTTTGCTCCAGTTGGACATATACGCTTGTTTTGTTTCAAAAATAGTAAAAAAAGCAATCTTATGCAAAACAGCCC